ACTGGCTGATGCCCGAAGAATGATGCGGTCACGCACATTAAAGAAATCAGGACACAATAAATTTGCAGGGTATAACTACTTTGAACTTGGTGACTTCCTGCATCCAGCATTAGAAATCTTTGACGAACTAGGGCTGATTAGCATTGTGTCTTTTACCAAAGAACAAGCAGAACTTTGCATAGTCGATACAGTTGGCGGTGGAGAGATTGTCTTTACTTGCCCATTTGGGTCTGCGGCTCTCAAAGGTTGCCATGAAGTGCAAAACATTGGCGCTTGCCAAACCTATAACCGCCGCTACCTTTACACCCTTGCGCTTGAACTTTTAGAGCATGATGCTCTTGATTCAACAACTGGTTCAGGCAACATAGAAACGATTGATGTAGGCATGATGATTGACCACTTGGCGGCTATTGAAGCGGCTTCAACTTTAGAGGAATTAAAAGATGTATACAGCACTGCTTACTCTGCTTGCGCTGGTGATAAAGGTTGGCAAAAGAAAGTGATTGATGCAAAAGAAAAGCGTAAAGGAGCATTGAAATGAGCGATGTAGAACAAGGCTCGCCCGAATGGTTTAAACAGCGTTGCGGCAAAGCTACTGCTTCACGCATCTCTGACATTGTTGCCAAGACAAAGACAGGCTACAGCACAAGCAGGGCTAATTACATGGCTCAACTGGTAGTCGAGCGTATGACACAACAAGTAGCAGAGTCATACACCAATGCGGCTATGGAATGGGGTATTGAGAATGAACCCTTTGCCCGAGCCGCATACGAGGCTAAAACAGGCAATATGGTCGATCAAGTAGGTGCTATTGATCATCCAACTGTTCCTATGTCTGCCGCCTCTCCTGATGGCTTGGTGGGTGATGATGGATGCCTAGAGATCAAGTGTCCCAATACGGCAACCCATATTGATACCATTTTGGGAGATGAGCCAGCAAAGAAATATTATGACCAAATGCAATGGCAGATGCGATGTGCAGATAGAAGTTGGTGTGACTTTGTGAGTTTCGACCCACGAATGCCTGAACACCTACAACTGTTCATCAAAAGAATCGAGCGCAATGATATGTATATTGCACAACTCGAAATGGAGGTTATCCAGTTTCTTGCGGAAGTGGATGACAAGGTTAAAAAACTCAATGAAATTAAGGTGTAAATATGGAACAGCGTGACAACAGTGGCGTACTTTTTAAGAACGACAAAAAAGAGACAGGCAACCAGCCAGATTACAAGGGAAATATCACAGTCGATGGTCAATCTTATTGGCTCTCAGCTTGGATTAAAGAGGGTAAATCAGGCAAATTCATGGGTCTTGCAGTAAGCCCTAAAGAAGAAGCTAATACTTCCTCGCCCAAGAAGAAGCCATCAATCCTTGATATGGATGAAGACCTGCCTTTCTAATGTAAACCAATGGGGAAAACATAAGTGAGTACCCACTAACTTTTTAATTGATAGGAGTTGATATGAGTTTAGATGACACACATTTTGGTGGCGGTGTAAAGAAGTTCTTTGACTTGCCAATCTTCAACAGGGTTAGGACTTCCGACCCAGTAACCAGCTATGAAGCCGCTGATGCCGCTAAAGATTTGGCATCCAAGCATTTCAGCATCATTGTGGACTGTTTAAAGGCTCATGGTGCGCTTGGTAAGGATGGGATAGCCCAACATACCAACTTAGACAGAAATCAAGTCTCACGCCGTTTAAACGAGTTGGAGAAGATGAACTTGATTCAGTTGACAGGCAGGACTGTAAAGTCTTCATCGGGGCGCAATGAGCGTGAATGGAGGGCAGTCTAATGTGGGATGTACTAGTAACTTTTATGCTGATGCTATTTGGTGCATTTGTAGTGATTGTCTTTGGTGCAATCCTTATTGGTACGCTTTATTTCCTACAAAACGAGGCTGACAATGACTGAAGAAGATGAAGCATTCAACGACATTGAACGACAAGCCAAGCAACGCATATTGGCTGTTAAAGCAAACTTCCTAAGACCTAAGTCTGCACAGGAGTTTTATGACGAACTACGCAATGGCGTTATTGATGAAGTTGTTAGAGAGGTTAGGAGACTAACTTCATTTGGCAAAGACACCATTGATAGTTTGGCTGTTTACATTGAGGGAATGAAGAAGTGACACAAGATGAAATCATTGCATCAAATTTATCTGAGATAGAAAAGGCTAATGAACGTATAAAGATGCTGGAAGATAAACTTGCCGCCATCAAGCAATCTGTTTCAGAGTTGGAAAGCCAAGAACGTAACTTTTGCTCACGTTGCGGCAAACGCACAAATGATATTCACACTTGCACACCACCACAGGATTAACACATGAGCAAAGCACAGCAAGTTTTTGAAGCAATGATGCGATCAAAGGGACACACAGACTTAAGCAAAACAAAAGACAGATACAACGTACCAGCCTTGCAAACCCGATGGAACTACTTTTTAATGGGGTGGGAAATGAGGAGTGTTTTATGACATTCAGGCAGTCAACAATCAAGTACGTCAAAGACATCTTGAGGGCAAGAACTATCTATGAGGTAATTGCCAAAGAACTACAGGAATCACATCTACGCAAATTAGAAGCAGAAACTGCCGCTGAATATGCACGTGCCGCCATCCAGTATAACGATGCAAGAATTGCTAGACTTCAGAAACGACTTTTAGAACATACCCAAGAGGGCGATTACACATGAACAAAACAAAGAATGACTTTGATTGGCGAGGACAACCTAGTATTTGGACAACAGATAAGAAACTTAAGCAAATAACAGCAGGTCATATCCTTGGTAAAAACGCAAGAGAACGCATTGCTATGACAGAAAAGAAAGACTTTCTGATATATTCAAGGGCTAAATTAAAGAATGATTCGTAAGATAAGAACCTTTTACGGCAGGCGTAATGGTCAACATGGGAACAAAGTCACCACCATTGACCGAGGTGAAGCATGGTTATGTGAGAAGTGCGGGGAGGTGATGTTCTTTGAACACCTTGTCCCCAAACACTTCTGCAAGCATCAGATTAAGCCTGTAATCCTTGGAGATACTGGGTCTTCCCTGCCACCTTAACAGCAGTCAATTCCTGCTTCTTGAGGTTATTAGGGTCGTAAGACACATGAACCCAACCCGAATCAGGCACACCCTGTGTGTAGAACTCTAAGATCAACTGGGTGTAGTCCAAGTTGTCCATAATCCATTGTGCTAAATCAGCATTGGCAACACTAGGAATCTCAATGTCTGCCGCCATACCTTTGCAGTGGTCTGAAGTCTTAGAGCCACCAACAGCGGCATTAGACTCAGGGCTACGATAGGCAGAGTTGACCTTTACACCCTTGCCATAGTGGTCACGAACAGGCTGTAAAACCTTCTCGCACAGCAATCTCAGATTTTCTGTTGCCTCCTCGTCAGGGGTGTTGTCAAATCCCATACGCAAGGCAGTTTCAGACTTACACATTTCATGTAGTGAAAAATTGGCAGTTAATTGAGTCATTTCATTCCTTTCAAGGTTTCGTAGGTTTGGATACATTGGTTGAGTTTTCTGATGGCGGCATCTCCTTCTGCGGCGATAGCGATAAGAGATTCACTAATTTGTCCACCAAGTTCGGCTCGTGTCTCTCCGCTGTTATCTCCTGTGGGAGAGGTGGAAGTTGAGGCGGTTGATACGGAGCACTCGGGGGCTTTGACAGGAATGAACAACTTGCGCTGACCACTGGCAATATCAGCACGCAACTTATCTTCTTTAGCTTTTGCAACATTATTTGCCTTTCTTAAAGTTTGTCCATAAGTTTGAGCCACATTTGCCATTGCCTGCTCAGTCTCTCTAGCTTTTGCATTCAGAGCGGCAATCTCAAGTTGTTGACGAGTAACCTCATCATTTGACCCCTTAAGATAACCACCACCGAAAGAACCAACTACCGCCATCAGGATGCCCAAAAGCACCCAAGGGTTAAACAAACTCATGGTGCAGGAGGTTCGTCATTGTCGTTAGATTCTGCCTTGGCTACAGCCTTTGCAGTGGCTGAAACAGCACTACGACCAGCTACACCACCAAGCACACCAGTTATAAACACCATGATGGTATTGATCTGTTGGGTGTAAACCTTGTCGATTGCCGCCATTCCATTCATGGGTTGCGTAACAAAAGATACGCTATATAAGAACATCGCAACAGAGCCAAGAAGAATCATAGTCAACGAGAATATGACGATTGCCCAAATCCTGACTTCAATTTCTTCAGCACTGAGGCGGTTATTAGGTTTGTATCCAATGGTAGGCATTACTTTTTCTCCTGTTCTGGTTTAATTAACATTTCGGGACAAGTACCTGTGGCAGTACAGATTGGCGGCTTGCATTCAGCATTTTGCCAATTCAATGGGTCTTGGCAGGGATATCTATAGCGGTCTTCACAACCAACTAGCAAAAACAACATGATTGACAATCCCCAAATACAGTAAATGTTCATTTCTGCTTCTCCCTTTCTTTCTGTTCAACTTGTCGTCTTAATTTCTCAACTTTTTCAATCTGTTGTTTTGCTTCATGCTTCATTTGAAGCACATCCAAGTACACCATACCAAGAATAGGTAACAACATAATTACAAGAATACAAGCCGCAATCCAT